ATCGGACCACTAAACATACCCAAAATACGGGAGATCGTTGCTCCGGCTCCCACGCCTAAGATCCCATCGAGCATTCCTGATCCCATCGTGCCCAGGATCCCCCTGACCCCACCGGTTCTATCATTAAGACTACTGAATAATCCATCGAATCTATCTTTGAGACTATTAAGAACCGACGTTGTATCAGGATCGGTAGATCCCCCTTCTTCCCTATTACTCTCAAGTTCATCTAACTTCGGTTTAAACCCGTTTGCAATCAATAGATTCGATTCATTAAGCTTCTTCAGTTCATTCGTGATTTCTTCGGTTAAATCCGCGGATGCGGTTTCCATTTTCAGGGTCTGGTTATCCCCAACGGTCACAATGAGATTATTCACTTCTTCTCCTACGAGTTCCGTGTGGAAATCGATTGACTCTAAAACCTCTCTTTGTGATTTGAGCTCCTTGGATAGTTCTAATAATGTTGTCATTTCTTAGCCCTTATTTCTTCTTGTTCTCTTAGGTGTTGGATAAGTAGTGCGACATAAATCTCACGTTCATATGGTATCATCGAATCTAATTCTTCTAGTGAATATTTGTGTTTTTGCATCAGGGCGAAGTTCGTTCTATAATGATTCTCGAGAGAGTCATTACTCGCCCATATTAAAAAAAATCGTTTATGTTCTCAATCTTATAATCATTATGATGCTTACAACTGATGCAGTCGAAAGATATACTAAAGGTAAGTTTCGGTCCTCCTTGGACAAATTCTTTTACGGCTTTGAATTGGTTAGTATCCATAGATTCCACGAATTCTCGTATTGCAGATCTCGATTCTTCTTTCATATCGATTCGTTCTTCTTCGGTTAAGACCGCCACGATAGATTCACAAACAGTTTCGATCAAGATCTCCGCGTCGCTCGCGTCAGCCTTCATAAGAACCTCATTATCGAGAACTGAAATATAGCTCGGATAATTCAACTCGATAGAAATGGTATCTGTAAGTTCGATTTTCTTATTTCGCTGACCCGTGTCCTCTAATTGAATGTTGTCAATATCAACTTTGACTGGGTTCTTAGTCTTACATTCGCTACATGGGATATTCAGAGGAACTATTTCTCCCACCGACTTAGCACGTATCTTTGAAAATAAGTACTGAAGATCATAAAGTGTAAGATCTGTATGCGTGAGGGTTCCGCCAGAGCACGCGACCACCGTATCCGCGATCGCTTTAAGCCCGTGACTCTTATCCTTGTTTGCAAATGCCGTGAGGAGGACCTTCTCTTCCTTTACTAGATACGGTCTAAATCTTACATTTTTACCAGTAGATGGAACCATGAATTCATATTTTGGGGTATCATTCAGCTTAGGTAGCATAATATGTTTATCCTATATTTGTTTACGTATTACTTAGTACGGATTTATCATACCAACGAGTATATGATAGTTGGATTCTTAGAAGAATGGGACTATTCTCGTTATCATCTCCCAGATTGATGGCTTCTACGGTTGTGGGGAATGCTCCTACTAATACACATTCGTATATGAGATCCCCATCCAAATCGAGTTGTTGGATTTTGACTTCCTTTGCATACTCGCTTTTATATCGAGGATAATGAAAGTCGGAAGTCTCGGTCCGAACAATGGAAAGATTCTGCCATTCCGTGAAATAATTCTTCACATAATAATCATTCGTAAGGAGAAAGGTCATATTAACGTCATCACTACCATAACCATAAGTTACTTTTTGGAATGAACTAGCGATTCTTCTATCGTGGGTGAGGAGTTGTTGTCCGGGAAGATCTACACTTTTACAGAGAACGGCAAGGTTTTCAGATGCAACACCGGCAATCGAAGGTAGTAGAACCCTAAATCGATTTGCCCGAGCAAGTCCATTGTGGTTGATGATTTCATTCTTTAGTCTTTCAGTATTGAACATTTTCATCCCTATTCTTTAGTTATTGATCATTCTACGAGAATCTTTCCAGACAGAGGCTTGACCTGCTTTTTTGAAGTTTGCGGTCGGAAGAAATGTAGCAATCTCAAACTCTGGTGCCGATACGAACGAAAATCTACTTTTCACGTGATTTGTAAGATAGTGTTTATAGCAGGGTTTAAAATATTTCAATTTCGAACTTTTCTGCAGCATCTCATAATTAAGTTTGAACGTCGTGGTTTCGTCGTACTTTTTATTTGTCATATTATCCATTAGACCATCGAGGAGTTTAGCTCTCAAAGTCGTAGGAAGATAGTGGAGATTAAGTCCGTAAAATCCACCGGGCGCTGGTCCTATAATGACTGTTAAGGGGAAAGTGTCGTAGTATGGCAGAGTCTTTTTATGCTTCGGATCATACATGTACATGGCCATTGCACCCGGGACAAATTGATTCCCCTGGGTCAGCGGCTCTTCTTTCATGAGGGTATTGCGATTGATGCCCGTAAGTTGCTCCGCTCTTTTCCGGAACCAATTGATAGACTGTTTCGTACGGGGAGTAATCCCAGCGCGGAATGCTTCAATCTCGAGCTGTTGAAAGAGATTACTCATATGATCATTTCTTCTTTACTACTCTTAGGGGTTTTAATGGTTTCAATCTGGGTTTCAGAATCCCCATTTTAGTCAAAGTTTCTTCGGTCCATATTTCGAAATGCCAACCTCTATCTTTTGCATATTCCGCCGCTGCAGACCACTTATTTTGATTCTTAATGTAAGTCAACCCTTCAGTAATATAACGCTTCGTTTTTCTGCCTTTATATTCAGGAGGGGTTGTTTCTTTTTTAGGCTTGATTTCGACGAGTATAGTCCTGTCCTCGAAGATGATTAAAAGATCTACATAATATTTATGTCCCTTCTTATCAACTTCATAGTAATATGGTATTACAACCTCCTCGCTCGACCAACTTTTCACTTCAGACGATTTCTCACACCAACTAAAACAATTCTTCTCCCAAAGAGATCGGTAAACAATATTATCTGCATTGCCTCGGTATTTGTTTTTCTTTTTTAACTTGTATTGTCCTGAATAAGCCATATAAACTCTGATAAATAACTAAAACATCTTTCTATTATTTATAGGAAAAAATAATGGCATTACAATATCCGATAAACAATGATGATAAGTGGCGACAAACTTTTGTCCAATTTCAGACTATGACCTCGACAAATACCTCGAACGAGTCAGTCAATACCGTTGGTGAGAACGTGGTAATGTATCTCCCCTCGGGGTTTACTATTCCTGGTAGTGTGAACTATGATAATGCAGAATTGGGTGTCGGGGGAGCACTAGCAATCGGAACCATGGAAACTGTAGGTGCATTATTCCGGGGTGAGACGAGTCTTAGCGGAATAGTTGAGGGGCTGAGTGAGGGGTGGGGTAATAACATAAATAAAGAAACCGTTAGCAATATGGCCCAACGGATGGCTTTATATACTGCCGGTCAGGGTGCCGCAGCAGATTATGTTAGCCAGACTTCCATTAATCCTAATATAAAAGTACTATTTAAATCTGTCTCCGCCCGACAATTCAACTTCACTTTCACTATGATTCCCACGAGTTCTGAAGAGGCAGGAGTAATTAATCAGATTATTCAGACTTTTCGTAGGTCCTTATATCCTACTGTATTCAGTGAATCTGTAGGTTGGCTTTATCGATTTCCTGACAAATTTAATATTATCATCAGCACCAACCCAGGCGGAACCAATACGGAGGGGGATATAACTCTGCGTCTTTCCCAGAATAACTTAATCAAATTTAAACCTTCATTTCTTTCGGATGTAAATGTCACCTATAACCCAAATCAATCTGCGTGGCATGAAGATGGTAATCCACTCGAAACTACCATGACATTGTCGTTTATAGAAGAGGAAACCCTTATTCGCAAAGACGTAGAAGAGTTAGGACACTAATGCCGTTTTATAGAAACTATCTTCAAACTGACTATACCTTTGGTAAAGAAACCTATACCGTTAAGTTTCCGAATCTCGTTGCATATTCCGACATTTGGGAAGAGGTCAAGCGTGAGGGGTCATTCTATCGCAATTTTTATATTAAAGATGGGGTTCGACCAGATAATGCGGCCCAACAGCTCTATAGCAATCCTCTTTATGATTGGGTCTTCTTCTATGTGAATGATCACCTTCGGGAATCTGGGTGGCCGCTTGATAATATTCAATTGGCAAGTAAAGTTGCAAGGGATTTCCCGAATACCACTCTGACTGTACGAGATGACATCTTTGATAATTTCAGAGTTGGTAGCACGGTTACCGGCCAAACGTCTAACGTATCAGGAATTATTATTAAACGAAATGTAAATCTCGGTCAGTTAGTTGTTGAAGGTACACTAGCTTTTGTAAATGGTGAAGGTCTGGAAACAACTGAAGATGAAACCATTAAGGTTGCAACTATTGAATCTTCAATTGACGAAAGTTTATCAGTTCATCATTATTCTGATTCTAGCGGTATTGTGGATATTGATCCGAACTTAGGACCCGGGGTGGAACTAACTGCAGTAAGTTATAAGGAGTTCTACGAAACCTTAAATGAAGAACTTCGTACTATTCGTGTGCTTAGACCTGAAATCATGAGTCAAGTTATCCAAGAGTTCAAAAGGGTAATGAAATAATGGCAGTTCCTGATAATAAACCGGGTAGAACGCCGTATGACTATAGTATCAAGTCCGCTACCATCTCTAATGATCGTATGGGAGAGAAGTTGAAGGTTGGACCAGCTATTGCGGAATTGGTTCTCTATGAACATATAGAGAAACCATTTATGACCGGGGTTCTTACACTCTTGGATACCGTCGATCTTTACAATCGTATCAACTTTCAAGGTACTGATATATTTGAGATGGAATTTCATTATCCTAACACCGAAAAAAAGATCGTAAAGAAATTTATCATTAGTTCCCTTGACGGTTCTCAGAAATCAAATGATACTGTAGATCTGATGATATTCCATTTAGTTGAATATGATTTCTTTAAGAGCCGCAGCCAATCTATTAGTAAGGCGTACTTCGATACCCCAAGAAAGATTATTGAAAGAGCACTAAGAGAAGGGGAAATAGAAAAAGAGTTAGTCGTGGGTGACATGGAACCAGTTCAAGAACGGTTCCGTTATATTGCTCCTTATATCAACCCATTTGCGGTCTGTCAAGAAATTAAATCTGTTTGTACAACCGAAAGTGGGTTTCCCTACTACCTTTATTCAACTGCAAACCTTGATGATAAATTGGTATTCCGTAACCTAAAAGAATTGCTACAGCGGTCACCGACGGTCGATAAAAAAAGACCGTTCACATACTCCAGTCTTTCGGTTCAAAGACAAGAAACCGCAACAAATATCGATGAGGGGTCTCGAGTCATAGAAGGTTACAGAGTCGTCCATAACGGGGATCTTTTGAATCTAATGACTCGGGGGTTTCTAGGTTCTACCCTTGAGACTGTTAACGTCAACGAGTTTAATCCTAGATCCCTAGACTTTGATGTGACTACTGTGTTGGATCAAATCACTCAACTTTATCCAGAAGGCCAACGAGAATCTTTCTACGATGACGAATTCATGGGAGGATTGCATAATCAACAGTCAAGACATATTACCAACATTTCTATGTCCAACATTTACTCCGACGGTCAAGCAGGTATCCATGAAGTCTCTATGTGGGATAACCCACTAAAGATCTTCACTCAAGAAGCAATACGAGCACTACAAGCTTTTAGTTCGATTGATGTAAAACTCCCAGGATATCAGTTCTTCGGAGAGCCTGACGAAGAAAGAACGGTCGGTGCAAATATTAATCTCCGTTTCTATAATAATGACGCACGAAATATTACCACTGATAACCGGGAAGAAAATGAAGTTATAGACACAAAGAAAACTGGCCAATATATGATCTATGCTGCACGACATACATTCACCCCAAGCCGATACGATGTAACGGCTACCTGTGTGAAGTTCACAGACCTCGAGGAAACCGGATGAGATTTAATAAGGGATTTTACGGGGATACGTTTCGATGGTGGTATGGGATTGTTGACGATATGGCTTCTGATCCCCTTCAGCTCGGTCGCGTACGCGTACGTATTTACGGTATTCATTCAGAAGA